GGAGACTTATAAAGCACTAAAGGCTTTAGTAGAAGCTTCACACGGTAATGCTAAAGACCTTGAACAAATTAGACAATGGCTTAATAATAGTATTATTGGTAATATCTCAGTAAAAGATTATAACTTTTATACCAGCTCACTAGGAGTTCATGGTGGTTCACTTGGTAATTCTGTAGAACGTATTTTAGATAATATTACTACAATGTATGAAACTGGCGGTATTACACCGGTTGACATTGACTTATTAACCTTCGCCATCAATAACTGCGGAGAAAATATGTTAGGAAGTAACTTAAAAGCCGGATTAGAAACCTATCTTATCGGCGGGGCCGCATTATTAATGTTTGATGACGCTTTTACATTGTCCAACGCTTTCTTAGAAAAAATGCAACAAGAATTTGGCATAGGCATTGGTAGTGTTGAAATATACAATGTTAGTGGAAAATTTATTCCGGCCTCTTTAGTTTATACATAGATTTATAATAATTTATGTGATGCCTATTCACAAATTGAAAGTACTGTACGTATTGATACTTTAAACACTTCTAGTTCTGTACAAATTATAAATAATATTTCTCCACAAGACATCCCAAAATGGAATACTGGAGCTTAGAAGGGAGAAGATGGACATTATATTAATGTGCCATATGCCCAACCGCAAGCGCGCTGGAATGCCGTGGCCGCATTAGCAAATTCATCTATTGATGTTCGCTTTTCTTTTTTAGCAGGATTGCTAGATATTTTTACAAACTTACCTAAAGCCTTTAATATCTAAAATTAAAAATAACACGCATTATCCTATTTCACCACCATCATGTAGGGTATATCCCTCGGAGGTGATATTAATGGATATAAACAAAGTCCTTGAATGGCTTTCTACCAATTTTCTCCAAATATTTGTCATAGCCTCAGTCTTCATTCAAATCTCGCCTATTAAATGGAATCCAATTACGAGTTTCATCACATGGTTTGGGAAACTTATTACGAAAGACATTTCAGATAAACTTGATGATTTAACTGATAATGTTGAAGCAATATAGGGTCAAGTAAATGAAAATGAGAAAGACCGCATTCGTTGGGAGATTCTAGACTTCGCCAATTCTTGCCGCAATGGCCGCAAACATACCAAAGACGAATTCTAGCATATTATTGCTCTCAATGATAAGTACAAAAAGCTTCTTGAACTAACACACGATAAGAATGGAGTATTTGAGGTAGAGTACAAATATATACAAAAACTATACCAAGAACGTCAAATGAAAAACGATTTTCTATAAGAGGTGACAGATATGAAAGATTTTAAGAAATGGTTCTGCGCTGCCGGTATTCGCGCGCTCAAAACTTTCGCACAAACCGCGGCTTCTCTAATTACCGTAGGCGCCATCATGTCTGAAATTGACTGGCGTGTTGTACTATCTACCGCGGCTGTGGCTGCTATTTACAGCTTATTAACCAGCATTGCTGGCCTACCTGAAGTGCGTCTTGAAAGCGAAGTTGAAAAGGCTGTAGCTAATCAAGACCGTTACTTCAATTAAACATTTGTCTTTTTCTATATTTTATGATATAATATCATATATAGAAAAGGAGAAAAATATGGAACATCATAGTAAAGAGAAAATTATTCCATTAGAACTATACACCGATGGTTCTTCTAAAAAATTAGGCGAAAAACGTTTTGGTGGATGGGCATTTTTTGCCATTGAGGAAAATAAAAGACTCACCTCCGGTGTAGGGAATATGCTTGATGCAACCAACCAACAAATGGAGTTAGAAGCAGTGCGGCAAGCACTGCTCTACTCCACTAAGGTTCGCAAACCTGAACAACGTGTTATCGTTTACTCAGATTCAGCATATATTATCAATTGTTGCCAACAACATTGGTATGAAAATTGGAGAATCAATAATTGGTTTACTTCTACTCAAAAGCCAGTTGCAAATGTGGAATATTGGGTAGATATTATACCGTTCTTTGAAAACTTCTGGTATACTTTCAAAAAAGTTGAGGGTCATGCCGGAGTATTCTGGAATGAAAAATGCGATGAACTAGCACAGATTCAAGCAAATGATTTAAAAACAAAATGGCGAGGTAAACTACATGGATAAAGAGTACATGAATGTTTATGAAGTTGAACGTGATGATTATGTAGGGTATGTACACCAGTTAAAGAAAGACAAGGTACATTCTACACAAATCCACAATGACGATGATACTAGTTACTTAAAAATCTATAGTAATACAACTGATACACTACTAGCAGAACAATTCTTTGACGGTGAAGAATTACACTATTTTATTTATGTAATGCCAGAAGATGATGAGCGTCAAGCCGCGCCCGCAGTCAGAAGAATTGTCCTTGAAACACCAGAAGAAGTTGAAGCCTTCTTTAAAGTGCTAAATGAGGTGACTAAAAAGAATGATTGAGATTTTTTCTGACATTCCTGATGACCAAAAACGCATGGTCTAGATAGTAGTTGATAATGCCTTTGCGGCAAACAAGCCTTGGGCCCAAACAGTCGAGGAGATTCTTGATTATCGTGAACTATGCGACCCATCCCTAAAAGATTTCATTGATTTCTATGTACATGTAAAAATTGGAGAATATAAAAATGAAAGTAATAATGATTAGTGGTAAGTCTGGCTCTGGTAAAGATACCTTTGCTACATTTCTAAAAGATGAGCTTATTGCTTTAAATAAGCGTGTTTTAGTTATTCATTTTGCTGATATGGTAAAAGAGTACGCCAAGCTATATTATGGCTGGGATGGCGTAAAAGATGAGGCTGGCCGCACTCTTTTACAGCAGCTCGGGACTGATAAAGTGCGCGCGAAATATCCAACTTATTGGGGCC